TGTAAAATGATTTTATTAAAAAAATCGGGGATTTTCTTATTAAATATCGGGTCGTTGGTTAATAGACCTGAAAAATAATTAAAAAAAAATAAGTTTTTTTTGAAAAAAGTAGATATTTAATTAGGAACTTTTTTTTGAGATTCACGTTCTTTTCTCTTGTCCAATAATTCCTTAACTCTATCTCTTTTTCTTTCTTCTTGTTGTTCTTCAAAACCTAAGAAAGTCACTGAAGAATCTGTATCAATTTCGAGAAGCTCGTTGTCAAATTTGCAATTTTCAAATACAACACCGTCTTTACCAAGTCTAGATTTGGTAATAGCAATTGTGGCTAAGTTCATTTCTTTTTGTTGTAATGTCTTTGCCACAGTAATGATTACGTGACCCACTTGAGCTTTCTTGATTGAACCTCCCATTTGGTCCGTGGTTACCACTTCAGATGAAATTGAACTTCTGTTACCTTGTGTTGCAGTCCACCCAACAATATTTAGTTCGTGACACATTGCTTCGAAAGCTCTCATAATCGAACCTTCAGCCTTCCACTCGTCTTTGGCGGATTGTTCAGGTAACACACAATCAATATAATCTAAAACAATTAAATCTATTTTTGTACCATCAGCAATCAATTTTCTAACTTGATTCTTTATCTGATTCATAGTCATGGTATCGGATGCAAATTTCTTGAGAACTAATTTATTCTTCATAGTCTCTTTAATCTCAATAACCTTATCCATAACCTCTTTCTTATGACCGAAAAGGTCATCGGGTTTTATACCCGTCCAAATTGTGAAATGTTTTCTTTGAATAATTTTTGGGTTATCCTCAAAAAATATCTGTAAAGCATTATATCCCAAATTGAAAGCTGTATTTGAAATCTTGGTAAGGATTGTTGTCTTACCAACACCAGTCGGGGCTAAAATAACTCCAATCTCTCCCTTAGCTAAACCACCTTTGAGTAAGTTATCGATTCCTCTGATTCCCATAGGTACAGGATGTCTATAATCATCTTCAAGGACCGTTTCTAACTCATCGAAGACATCTGTTTGACCTTTTTCAATTTCACCAACTTGTAAGGCATTTCTAACCAAACCTTCAACCTTATCGTAAGATTCGAAGTCACCCTCTGTTATAATTTTGTTGGCCTTCACCATCGCCTTTTGAAGTTCTTGTTGTTTACAAAACTTTAAGGCTTTTTCCTGAACAAAGTTTGTCCCTTCAAATGGAGCTTCTTTAATTTGATTAAGAGTATCGAGAACAATTTTAGCCACAAACTCCTGAGTCACTTCAGACCTTATGATTTGTTCAATTGTCTCAAAGTTTGGAGTAGCTTCGTATTTTACATAATATTCCTTAACCATCTGAAGGATGATTTTGAAATATTTGTTGTCAAAATAATTACTTTCTATGACATCAATAATTGATGTTGAGAAATCTTTATCAACGATAATTTGGTTTAAAAGTTGTAACTGAAATGTGTTGCCTAAGTAATCAAAGTTCTTAATCATAATCTACAATATTCTTCCTTATATTTTAAATACTTAGTTAATCATTTCAAGTCCCAAGTATTTGTGAGTTAATTCATAATTTGAAAAAATGTCAGTCAAATCCTTGAGGATTTCTTTCAAATATGGTCGTACGTCAACGGTATAACGAACTTTGGGTGGATAAATTTTTCCATCAAATATTCTATGACAAAGTGTCGTGTCTCCGATTTTGATGAAAATGTTAAAGATTTCAGGACCTTCGGTGAATGAAGTCTCCATAATTGATGGGTCATGGTTGATGGATTCTTTGTTATCCATCATATAGGTAACGGTCTTCATCTTTAAATAATACTGAAGTTCGTCTTTGATAGACTTAACATACTCGTAAAGTTCCAAAGAGTTTTTTGCTATCGGATTGTAACCTTTAACATTGAAGAATCTCTGAACTACGATGTTTTCGTTTAAGGTCAAAAGGAATTCTAATTTTACACTTTCTTGTTCTTTCATAATTTGTATTTTATTTATTTTTTTTCAGTGATTGATGGGATAGTCTGCCAAGTTGCACTTAACTCGTCTTGCAGTGAATAATTTTTTTCTTTTGTGAAATAACAAATAGAAAAGGAATATCTGTTCACGTCTTCAGGACAATCCAAGGGTTTAGGGTGCCCATGAAATGAGTCATGAGTTACATCAAAAATGACCATACGATTGAAAATTGGTTCTATTTCCTTGACACAGAATTTCATTTCTTTATCCCATATTTCTAAATTACCTCCCCATTCTAAATCCCAATCTTTATTCATATAAATCAACATAGTGAGTCTTCTATACAAATCCAAATTTCTATGTTTCGTATAATCTGCATGTACACTTAATTTACCACCACGACCAATTTTGTGAACCGCGCCACCAAACCATGTAGGGTCAGGAATTAAATTACCAATTCCTGTCAATTCTTCGAGAAATGAAATAAATTCTGCGGAATTGAAATATTCCATCATATAAAATGTTGAAGGAGCCGCCATTCTTATGTCATTGATGTTGTTTTCGCACCAAGGAGTAAAAAATTTATTTATTTGATGCTCCGCCGAGTAAGTGCTGTCGTCCCAACCAAAATATTTGAAACTTTTCATTTCGTTCCACGCTTTTTCCAAGAGGGGTGGATAAACGAATTCATCAATTATTGTGTGTGGAAATGGAAACTCTTTTTTATATTGAGTTTTCATTTTTTTTTGCTAATGAGTTATCTATCATAATTTTCGTTTTTCTTTTCTAGTTAGTTTCATGAATGGCTTTAGGAAGTTGACCCAAGCTTCGTCGTTCTTGGGAAGATACTTGAAAAGACCATCTTCCATCATCAGTCTCATCAAGTTTTTATATCCTCTATCTGTTGGGTCTATGGTATCGGTGTGGATTTGTTCTACTAATTGTTTTCCTTCATCGGTTATGAGAGGATTAGTAAGGTCAACAATCTTTGAGTTTATTTTGTAGAACTCTTCTCCAAGTATACCACTTTTTGTCCGTCCTGTCAAAATATTCTGGAGAGATTTTGGTAATTTCTTTTGTTGGGTATTTCGTGCATTATCGAGTATTTCTTCGATAGTGCATGGTTTTTCCAACATAATTGGAAAAAGCTTAACCAAAGTTTTTTCACCTAGTCCCTCAATACCGTCAATGTTATCTGATTTATCGCCCGTAAATATTTTTGTTACCGTCACATTATAGTGTGGGATATCAACTTTACTGATTGATATCATATCCCCGTTTTTGAAGTACCTTCGTGCCACAGGTGAATATATGGTTACTCTTTGACTTATTAATTGTGTGAGGTCTTTATCACCCGAGAAGATTATAATGTCCTCATCGGTCGCAATTTGACTGTAATAAGCGATTAGGTCATCCGCTTCGTTATTAATCATTTCAACTTGTCGAACGAAGACCTCCTCCAAATACATCTTCACCCTTGCTTTTTGTTGCAGGTAAGATTCGTATTTGTATTCGTTCATGTCTTGTCGACGATTTCCTTTGTATTTAGGATAAATTGATTTTCTAATAGAGGAGTTAGAATCTCCGTCCCAAAAGACAATTACTTTGTCGTGGTTGTGCTCTTCAAGAAATTTTCTAATAGTGTTGATGAAATGGTATACACCCCCAATATGACTACCGTCACTATAAAGTTCTTTAACACCATGAAAACCAATTTTGAAAAGGTTATCACCATCAATTAATAAAGTTTTGGTCACATCTTGTTTTTAGGGGTGAATCAATCTTTTTTGAGAGTTGAAGTTAAAAGTTGAATTAACAAAAAGACTACAACCAAGATTGATAATATTAAACATCCTTCTGTCGTCATTTTAGTCTTCTTTCTCTTCCGTCAAATCGAAATCACCTTCAGCACCAATAATCTCTTTCCAATAGTCGGCGTTTTCTTTTTTGTAGGTTTCAATTGAAGCTTTTTCTTCAGTTGTATCTTTACCCGCCAAAAAACCGTGTGGTGTTATAATAATTCTTCCATCATCATACCCGAGACCGTTGATGTGGTTTTTCATTACGGATATTTTACTTCTAACCGCAAACTTAACAGTCCTTTTGTCTTTTGTTGCAGTAATTTTTGTTGTACCCGCACCTTTTTGATTTCCAAATAGAAACACAAGTGATGAGTTTAACCATACAGATTCACCACCTTTAGCTTTAATTTTTGGTTGTCCAAATGGATTATCAGGTAGTTCAACCCATGGCTGATTAATAATAATCAAAGTATTTTCGTATTCAGTATCTGCTTTTCTTGAGCCTGAGATTCTTTGATTGATTCCCATACCTATCTTGTCGGATAAGACTGATGCGTTGTGTTGTTTACCACCTTTACCT